CCTGCGTCTGGTAGAATTACTAATCCATAATGGGTATCTGAATTAATTATATCTTCAATAGTATCACTAAGACCATGCCCCTTACCTTGATGAAGGAAGAAGGATAGGCAATTAGTTTTTGCACAATTTGATAAGTATTGCCAAATAATGGCTGCGCTTGTAAACCCATCCACATCACTATCTACTACAATAGCTATATCACTGCCTAAGTGCAAATGCTTAATCAGTAGATCCGCGCCATTTGCTATATTAATTAAATTTTTAGGAGATTGTAGTAATGATATATTTGGATTGTAAAATAAATCAAGTTCTTCTTTTTTTAATCCACGGCTACATAACAAATTATCTGAATAGTTTTCTTTAAAATTATCGTTTGCAATTTTACATTTCATCTTATTTTAACCCTCTTTTTATATAATTTCCAAAATACTTCACTTCCCTTATCAGTTGGTGAATCTTTCATATCTAATAAATTTTCTCTGTCATATATAAAGGAAAAATCACAATAATTTTGATATTTTTTACCTATAGAATATAGTTTATCAAAATACTTTCCGTTTCCTCCTTTTTCTTCTTTATCAAAACAAATTATAATTTCTCGTGGTTGAGCGGCTCTCATTAATAGCTTTAAAGCGTGTTTATTAAATTGACTTCCGCACACTGCGGCAGAGCAGTTGGCGAAGTCCCACCCTTCCATTTGAAGGACAGATTTTTCTGCTTCAACTAAAAAACAAACACCAGTTCTTTTAATATTTTCTTTTGTCCAATTTAATCCATATAAATTAAGAGATAATGGATGACTATACCATTTACCTTCTATTTGTACTGGCATATATTTACCCACATTTTCAACTTCCCATTCGTTGAGGGCGCGCCCTCGAATTCCAATAAGTTTCCCGTCAACATTGTAATGAGGAATTATAATTTTATTTTGAGTTACTGAATAACGGATATTAAACTTATCCATTGATGCTTTAGTAATTCCATCATTTAGCCATTCTGGTGGATAAAACTTCGTAAAACAATCTATTATACTATTTGAGTAAGTTGTAAGTTTTACTTGCTCAGGAGCTGTATATAAATGACGAATACTTTTATATTTCTCGGGAGCAAAACCATCTAACTGTCTATAATTGCTGCAATCGATAATAACCTTATAAACATCTTCATACCAATCGTAGGATATCCCTCTACATTCATAATAGTTCTTCATGAATTGGAAAATACCCATCGATCCGCACTCTGTATAACATTGAAAAATATGACTATTTTCATAGTAATATAATTTCATAGAGGCTTCACTAGAATTTTCATTGTGACATATTGTGGGGAAAATTACATAACCTGGTTTTTCAATATAGTCTTCAGCTCCTAAAGTTTGCATTAGTTGAATAACTTTTTGCGTATCTAATTGTTCAATTATACTTTTATAATCAATCAATTATTTCACCATTATTTAACCTTTCCATAATTATTTTTAGATGTTCGTCCTCAAATTCATCCCAGCTTTTAATTTTATAATCATCTCTTTCATTAAAATTTTCTATTGCTTCCATTCGAGAATTAGTTATAAATAAATCTCGTTTCTTTAGAGTTCCCAAATTCATATCTGACCAAATACGAACTTGTGTCCATTCTCCACTTCTAACTTTAAATATATCCGTTACAAGATTCGGTTTATTATTAATATTCTCTCTATATAATGGTTCCAATATTTCCAACTCTTCTTTTGTTGGACGGGCCATTACCGCGCCATTATCAGCTTTATTAATTGTACTTCGGCCGCCAGCGAGGGAACTTTCATTTCTTATGTCTTTATTATCATCACCTTTCGCATTAAGTTGTGTCGAAGTAAACATAGCTACATCTAATTCAACAGCTAAGTCTTTTAATGCAGTTGCAAACATTAATAAAACCTCATCATTTCTTAATGCAAAGCCTTTAAACTCATTTAATAGAGAAGGTCCAATAAAAATATAGTCATAAAATACATATCCTATGTTATGAATAATACAATTTTCTCTAACAATTGTTTTTACAGATTCAATTGTTGGATTCGGCATTTTAACTAAAATTAAATTCTCTTTATATTTTCCCATTAAATGAATTGCCTGGGTTATAACACTCATTTCTCTTTCGCTAAAATCAGCATACTTAAAACGAGTTGCATTGATATCAGTCAAATATGCCAGAATCATTGTTTTAACTTCTTTAAATCGTTGCTCTGTAACTATAAATAATACTTTTTCATTATTCCCTTCTTGTTCCCATTCACAAGTCATTGAATTATATCTAAAAGGATAAGCTAGATAACACGCGTCTGCTACAGCATTTCTTGTTTTGCCAACACCACTCGCGGCTGATCTTATAGTTAACGTACCTTTTTTCGCACCATCTATAACTTGATTATATATATTACCTTGTATTGGCATTCCTATCTCATAAGTTGCGCCGAATTGATCTATCAATTCTTCCATTCCTTCTGAAGCTAATTCAACTTCAATTTCATCAGTGGTTTCATATTTAGATTCAATTCCAATTAATTTTTTCCTAACAGCTTCAGTTATCTTTTTAGGAGTTAAAGAATTAAACTGTTTATTAATTTCTTCCGCATTAGGATTCGTTAAATCATCACAATAAAATTCATCTATGTTAAATCCCTGCTTTTTTAAATCTTTGAGTAGATTAAACATCTTAAAGCGGTTATAGTAAAAGTCAAAATTGTCAACCTCTGAAAGCTCTATTATATCTTGTAAATACTCAATTCCATTTTTATCTTTAAACAATTTCGCAGAGACTTGATCTGGCTCAATAAAATTTTCTATATCTATTGGCTGAATTTTTGTTGCGCCATTTCGATATAAACCATTGATAGCCATAAATATAGAGCGTTCAAATCTTGTAGGAAAATCTGTTAAACTAAGAGAATATTTATCTATTTGGCTTAGTAATTGAGGTTTCTTCATCAAACATCCTAATATTTGCTGAACATCTCTTTTATCAATCACTCTTCATCCTCCAAATCATCTAAAACGCTAAAATCTACTTTAAATTTCTTCTGTTTGTTTTCTTTTTTATGAATAACTTTTTTATTTCTATTTGCGGCTTCGCGCATCTGTCGTTCGATCTCAGCAATGGTTCCTTGAGAGTTATGCTCTCTTGCAGCCCAATACGCACAAGAATCTTTATAAATAAAAGGAACTATACCAATTCCTCCATGACCTTTTTCCCAATCTCCATGTTTTACTTCATAAAAATATTTCAATGCAAATAAGATGCCCTTGTTGGTCATCTTGTTTTCTTTTATAAATTTTTTACGCTGTGCTTCACAAACCCACCAATCATATGATTTTTTTAAATCTCTTGCGATGAAGTCATAAATCATATCAATATACTCTTCATCATTATTAAATTGAGCTTGTTTCCAATTATTATAACATTGTTTATGATAATACCAGTTTTTTGACGGCATTATCCAATCATTTTTCTCTTTATTTATTTCTTCTCCACAAAGCCTACATTTTGCCATATTTTTTCTCCCTTCTTCTTTATTATATTATAACAAAAATTCAGCAATTTGTCAAATTTAAAAAGCGTATCTATTTTACTAGATACGCTTTAAAAACTATTTTATCATGTCTTCCATATCATCAACTACTAGTTGTAGTAAATCAACTTGATCTTCAGTAAATTCACTTAACCGCATTGAACGACCCATTGTAATTTCAATTTTCTTTAATATAGTATTAGCTACTTCTGGTTTAGCATTATCTCCTTCCCCAACTAATTGGGTCCAAAGTTCTTGCGCCCTCGCGCGAACTTTAGAGAAATCTAGTATCTCAGCGTGTTTAATTTCAAGCTTATCTACAACTGTAGCACCATCTAAGTCACGTTGTTTATCAATTGCTTCATTAATTGCTTTGACCAATTCATCATAACCTAACTTAATTTTAGGTGCCAGATATGGGAATCGACTGCCCGCCATTACTGTTGGAGTTTGACGAGTATACAACCATCTCTGGCTATTACCTTCATCATCCCACTCAGTAGCAATATAACCAATAATGTCAACAATCTGATTTACAACTTCATAACAACGCTTAGGCATTGATGGAGCGAGAATTTCAACCTCACTATCATCTGCTGTTTTTTCTTTTCTTGTTTCTATATGAGAAATAAGTACAAGACCATATCCTAGCATTGTAATTTTTCTCAAACATGATTCAAATTCCTTTTTTGCGAGAGTCCAGCCTTGACCCCATGGAATATCACGTATTGATTGAACACCATTTTGACTACATATAAATTGTTCACACATTTCATATGCAATTGTAGTGGTATCGATTGTAATAGTATCGTACATTTCACGAGCCTGGTCTTTTTCTAATTGCTTTAAAACCTGACGAAATTCAGACCATTTATTAATATCAACAGCTTTAATTCCGTCAATAGCATTATAGCCTTTCTCAAAAGCAATCAAAAGATTTTTAGGAAAACGGGAAGCCATAGTGGTCTTTCCCGTTTTTGGTTTACCGTATAAGAGTAAATATTTTCCTTTTAAATCTCTCGAAATGACTGTAGGCTCAATTGACAAAATATCAATCATAATAGCCTACCCTCCTATTAAAATCCAAGATCTGTAAATCCGTTATTAGTTTTCTGTGGCGGAGCCTGCTTTGAAGCTGCCCTTGACATATCTCTATCTTTCTGATTTTCAAGTCTCAGCTTTCTATCTGCAAGTGCATTCTGAATTTCTGCATTATCAAATGCAAAATCTCCCTCAAGAGGTTCCTGAGAACCACCTGTGATAATAAGATCACTTCTATTAATGGTTCTTGTCTTTTCAATCGGTTCACCGAAGTCAACTTCTTCAATAGTTGTTTCTGTTGTAGCTGAAAAGTCAAGTCTACCATTTGCCTTTACAGTATCTCCTACATTCCAATATGTAGAAACTGCATCGATAACACCTTCGCTCTGTGCGAACATAGGTACTACATCAACTTTTCCACCATACTGAGGGATAATGGCGTCAATTCTATATCTTCCAGTAAGTTCACCATTACGATCAACTTCTTCTGCTTTGTTTGCTACAACAAATTCAGCAAGATAAGTTGCTTCAGGGTTACAATCGTTTTTATTAATACGAGTTACAAATGAAGCATTAATTCTTGGGAAAGAAATAAGTCTACCATCTGCAGAATAATACTCATTCATTCTAACGCTGCCACTTGTAATTCTAACTCTATCCGCACCAGCTTCACCCGTTTCGGATGCCGCAATACTGATATATTCATCAGCAACCTTTTTAATTGATTCATAAGCAGGATTAGGAGTACCCCTATTAGTCAGCTTAGATGCGAACATATGCACAGGGATTGAAAGCTCTTTCATTTCTCCACTAATCTTCTGAGTTACTTTAACAATAATATGTCCGCCAATTGATTCCATAGTCTGTCCATTCTTATTAAATGAACCTGGCTTAAGATCAATCTCTGCAAGGATACCTTCTATTTTTACTTTATTCTCTGCCTGTCTTAACATATTTTTCTCCTATTTTGTTTGTACTTATTTTGTTTATTTATCTGCTTACTCATTTTGTTTTAAATAAAAGGCGGAGGGTTTTTAACCCTCCTATAAAATTACTCGTCGTCACTAGGAACAAAAGTCTTGCCTTCTTCTGTCAGAACAACATAAGTAACTGGCTTGTCAGCGCCTTCAACTTCTACCTTTTCTCTTGCTGCAAGTCCTTTCTTAGTCAGGTCTGTTACGTTTGCTCCTACTGATCTTTCGCTTCTACCAAGTGCCTGTGCAAGTTCTGGAATAGAAACACGTCCACCATTAGTCTTTACATAATCGAATACTTCATTTGATTTTTCTGTCAGCTTCATAATTATCATTCTCCTTTTAAAATTATTATGTGTTTTAATTTCTGAAAGTTTATTTCTCTCTCAACTTTCTATATATATTATATATTAAATTTTTGTTAAACTCAAATTTTCAAACCAATATTTTCTTAAAAAATTGTCATTCCAATTACATTGGCGGAGTCGGTAATTCTAATTGATTTTGTACCTTGCGCGCCCTTACCTAAAAGACTAATATCGGATAGTTTTATTTTAATTTGAGCTTTATTTGACACGACTATAACTTCTGTTTCAGTGCTAATTGGTAAGAAGGAAACTAATTTATCTTCATTATCTTTGAGTTTATGAATTTTCCCACCTTTTACTCCTCTGTTTGTGACAGAAAAGTCACTTATTGGAGTTCGTTTAGTATAGCCGTTTTTACTTATACTAATAATTTCTTTTGTATTATTAGGAATTTCTTTAGCTGATACTAACTGATCTCCGTCATTTAATTTAATTCCTTTTACTCCTTTTGCTACACGACCAATAGAACGTACATCTTTTGTTTCACAGATTACGAACTGACCGCGCGCCGTAAGCATACCAACACGACTATCATTTGTTACAGCTACAGAGCATATTTCATCATCTGGCTCTAAGGTTAAAGCTTTCGCGCCAGTCTGTCTTGTAACATTGTATTCGCTAAGTTTGCTCTTCTTCATAAACCCATGTTTTGTAAAGAAAATTATGTTGTTATTGTTGTCTTTAAGAGTTTCTTTATCTACAACTCTCATATAACAAACTTCTTCTTCACTACTCATAGCACTTATTGATTCAATTGGAACAACTTCTCCAGTTGGAATATCGGAGAGTTTGGCGTGATAATAGTTACCACTCTTTGTGAAGAATAAAATTATACTTTTATTGTCTCCATTTTGAGTAGAAATTAAGAACTCACCCTTATTCATTTTAAATTTCTTACCTACGCCGCCCCTGCTTTGGGAGTATAAAGTGGAAACTTCATGAATATAAATGTTGTTCTGATTAGAAAGATTGATTGATAATTTACGAAGTTCTTTTGGCTCATCATCTTCATTTTCAATATTTAAAATTTGAGTTCTTCGAGAATCGCTAAATTTTTTTGAAACTTCATTCCAACCATTGATAAGTTGTTCATTAAATTTGTCTTCGTTCTCTAAAATCTCTCTCAATTCTGCAATTTCAAGTTCAAGTTTCTGTTTTTCTTTTTCAATTTTTTCAACTTCTAAGTGCGCTAAACGAGAAAGTTTTAATTCGAGAACAGCTTTAGCTTGCGCGCTATCTAAAAGAAAGGTTTCCTGGAGTGCTTTACTTGCTGCTGCTGTTGTTGCGGAACTTTTTATTACTTGTACTACCTCATCAATAGAAGCTAAGCAAACTAATAGACCATCTAATATATGAACGCGCGCAAGCTTTTTATTTAATTCAAATTCGAATCCTCTACGATATACAATCTTTTCATGGTTGATATGTGATTGAAGAAGCTCTTTCCACCCAAAGACTTTTGGGTAACGACCATTCTCAAGCATTGTCATATTAATTCCATAGTAAGATTGAAGTGAAGTATTTTTATATAAATATTTTAATACTCTATCAGGATTTGAATTTCTTTTTAAATAAATTTTAATATTAGGAGTAGAACCAGTAAGGTCATTAAACCTTTCAATTCCTGGATTTTCTTCTCCATTTAAAATTTCTTCCAATTCTTTACAAATTGTATTTGTATAGACACTATATGGGATTTCTTTTACTATGAAGCAACGATTATTTTTATCGTATTCAATAACTGAACGAAGCTTGCAAGAACAGCCATATCCAGTTTTTAATCCTTGTTTGATTTCTTTTTCATTTAATAATACTGCGCCCGTGGCAAAATCTGGCGCACAATATATGTCTTCAAAAGAAGCATCAGGATTTTCTAATAAGAAAATCAACGCATTATTTACTTCTTGCAAATTGAACTGTGGGATTGAAGAGGCAGCGCCAACTCCAATACCCATAGTCCCATTCACTATATTAAAAAACCCCTTAGTGGGCAGCACAGCTGGGTACTGCTCAGTGTCATCATAGTTATCTCTCCATTCTTCTATTGTATCCTTATCTATATCTTTAAAAAGATATTCTGATAGAGCTGATAAACGAGCAGAAGTATAACGTGGCGCAGACCAGTTACCAGATTCCATAAGGTTGCCATATGAACCTTCTACCTCGATAAGTGGATAACGCATGGCAAATGGCTGACCAGCGCGCATTATAACTCCTTCGCAGCTTGAATCGCCATGGATATACATTCTCATGGCAGACCCAATACCTTTTAAGGTTTTCTTAAAAGGTTTAGAATGGAGGAATTTATCTGTATATAAGCAG